TTAACTTGTAGTGTATTGGCGTGGATATTAGCCTCGGATCGTTAATTTAGGATCGGGACGACGGGGGCCGGATGCGTGCGAGCGGGTCATAGCGTAAATTTCCGTTGCGTAACTGTGATTCCCCGTTACAATCGCGCCTATGACAGCCGCGAAGATCCGCCCCGAACATGCCCAGTTCGTGGCCGCCCTCCTCCAAGACCCTGACCGCAAACCCGGCCCGGCGTACGAGCGCGTCTATGGCATGGAGGACAAGCTCAAGGCGAACATCAGCGGCAACCGCCTGCTACGCCGTGCCGATGTGGCCGCCGAGCTGGAGCGCCAGGAAAAGGAACTCGTCGACCGGCGCGGCATCACGGCCGAGGAGACCGTCCGCGAGATTACGCTGCTGGCCAAGGCCGACCCGCGCGCCCTGTTCGAAGTGATCCGCGGCGCCTGCCGCTACTGTCATGGAGCCGGCCACCTCTACCACCGCACGCCGCGCGAATTCCGCGACGCCTGGCGCAAGCACCTAGCGGAGCATCCCGACGACGTGGCCGGCATCACCTTCGACCACGAGGGCGGCGTCGGGTTCAATCTGCGCACCAGGCCGCATCCAGACTGCCCTGAGTGCTCGGGCCTGGGCGAGGTCTACGAGGTCATCAAGGACAGCCGCGATTGGCCTGACGGCGCCGCGCGCCTGTTCTCGGGCCTGCACCGCACCAAGGACGGGCTCAAGATCACCATGCGCAGCCAGGACAATGCGCTCAAGCTGGCCGCGCAGATGCACGACCTGCTGACCCGCAGCCCGGACGACGATGACACGATGACCCCGCCGCCATCGGTCATCAACTACGAGGCGGCCGACGCCACCAAGCCGGGGCGCAAGCGATGACGATCGTGACCGTCAAGCCGAACGTGCCGCAGCTGAAGTTCTTGAGGCTCAAAAAGAAATTCCGCGCTTACGTGGCGGGCTTTGGCGCGGGTAAGACCGTTGCGGGCTGCATGGCGCAGATTGACGGGTACCACACGCACCCGGGCGTGCCCCAAGGGTACTTCGCGCCGACTTATCCGCACATCAGGGATATTTTCTATCCGACGATAGACGAAGTGGCGTTCCGCTATGGGATGCGCACCAAGGCCAACGAGTCGAACAAGGAAGTCCACTTCTACCGCGGCCGCTTCTACTACGGCACGACCATTTGCCGCAGCATGGAGCACCCTGAATCGATCATCGGCTTCAAGGTCGGGCGCGCGACGGTCGACGAGATCGACGTCATGAAGACGGACAAGGCCACGCGAGCATGGCGCAAGATCATCGCCCGCCTCCGCGTGGTCAAGCCTGGGCTGCTCAACGGGATCGACGTCACGACCACGCCCGAGGGCTTCAAGTTCACCTACAACCAATTCGTTGACCAGGTCGCGAAGAATCCCAAGGTAGCCGAGTTCTACGGCCTGGTGCAGGCCAGCACGTACGACAACGAGGCGAACCTCCCCGAGGATTACATTGACTCGCTGCTCGCGTCCTACCCTGAGCACCTTATCAAAGCCTACCTGAATGGCGAGTTCACGAACCTGACGACCGGCACGGTATACCGCTGCTTTAACCGCGCGTTCAACCTGACGAAAGAGCGCATCGCCGACGGCGAATCGCTGCATATCGGGATGGACTTCAACGTCGGCAAGATGGCGGCAATTATCCACGTCATCCGAAAGGGCCGACCGTACGCCCTGGCCGAGATTACCAAGCGCCTCGACACGCCCGATATGATTAAGGCAATTAAGGAAAAGTTTCCTGACCGTATCATAAGCGTGTATCCTGACGCGAGCGGGAACAGCCGCAAGACGAACAACGCCAGCGAAACCGACCTGAGCCTGTTGCGCAAGGCCGGCTTTAATGTCGTCGTGAACCCGGCGAATCCGGCCGTCAAGGATCGCATCCTCGCGGTCAATCAGTGCTTGGAGCGTGGCTATTGGGTCAACGCCGAGACCTGCCCGGACTACGTCGAGGCGCTGGAAAAGCAGGCGTACGACGAAAAGGGCGAGCCGGACAAGACGGGCGGGTTCGACCACCCCAATGACGCTGGCGGCTACTGCATCGTCAAGCTTTACCCCGTCTCGTTTAACCGAATCATTACATCCTCGCTCAAGGGCCGATAGCCATGCCAGTGACCAACCTACACCCCGAATATTCTGCCCGCTTCGAACAGTGGAAACAGGCGCGCGACTTCTACGAGGGCCAGCGCGCCGTGCATGCCGCCGGCGAGAAGTACCTGCCGAAGCTGGTCGAGGAGCCGGACACCAGCTACAAGGCGCGCCTGTGCCGCACCTCGTTTTTCAACGCCACGCAGCGCACTATCGAGGGCCTGGTCGGCATGCTGTTCCGCTCGGCGCCGGAAAGCGAAGTGTCGCCCGGTACGCTCGAAATGCTGCTGGACGTGACGAAAAGCGGCGAGAGCGCCGACGCCTTCGCGGCCAAGTGCGCGGACGAGCTGGAGACGGTCGGCAAGGTTGCGATCCTGGTCGACCACCCGCCAGCGCCAGTCGATGCCGAGGGCAAGCCGGTGCAGCTGAGCGTCGCGCAGGTGCAGCAAATGAACGTGCGGCCGCACCTGGCGCGCTATACCGCCGAATCGCTCATCAACTGGCAGTTCGGATGGGTCAACAACAAAACGGCGCTGGTCATGGCGGTGCTGGCCGAGAAGGTCAGCGAGGACAACCCGGCCGACCCGTTCGCACCGGCCTGCGTCGAGCAGTGGCGCGAGCTGCGCCTCGTCAATGGCATCTACATGCAGCAGCTGTGGCGCCGGCCTGCTGGCGGCGGCGATCCGGTCCCGCAGGGCGCCCCGACAGTCCCGCACATCGCCGGCAAGCCGCTGGCCGAGATCCCGCTGCACATCATCGGCGATGGCCGCCCGCCGCTGCAGGCGCTCATGGACGTCAACCTCTCGCACTACCAGACCACGGCGGACCTCGAGCACGGCGCCCACATGACGGCGCTGCCGCAGCCCTGGGTTTCGGGCGTCGACAGCAAGAACGACGAGAGCGGCAACGCCATTGACGAGCCGATGTACATCGGCGGCGGCACCCTCTGGAAATTCCCGATGGGCGCGACGGCCGGCATGCTGGAGTACACCGGCCAGGGCCTGCAAGCGCTGTCCGATCGTCTCAAGGTCAAGGAACAGCAGATGGCCGTGCTGGGCGCGCGCATGCTGGAAGCGCAAAAGTCAGGCGTCGAGGCGGCCGATACGGCCGGCATGCACCGCGCCGGCGAGCAGTCGATCCTACAGCGCCAGGCCGGCGAGCTGTCCGCGAAGATGGAAGCGGCGCTCGCCGTGTTCGACCTGTGGGCGGGCGGCACCGGCAAGGTCAAGTATCAGATCAACAAGGATTTCCTGCCGACGGCGCTGTCCGCGCAGGAAATTACGGCCCTCGTCGGCGCCTGGCAGTCGGGAGCGATCAGCCATGAAGAACTGTTCGGAAAATTCCAGCGCGGCGGCGTGGTCAGCGAGGGCGCGACCTTCGAAGATGAGCAGACGAAAATCGCGAACGCCCCGCCCGCCCTGGTTGCCCCGACGCCGGCCGCAGCGGGAGGTCTGGCTGACGGCTAGGACTAAAAAAATCGCCCCGAAGGGCGAGCGGCTTAATGCACGTTGCCGCGCCTGTCCAGCATCCCGGGCGGCGGCCCCTGGTCCGGCGGGTAGAACACGGGCTTGAGGTCCTCCAGCAGCCTGCAGACCGCGCTGAACTCGCGCGGATCGCGCAGGCCGTTATGCACGATGTCGGCGGCCAGCTTGTCACGCAGGCGCTGCAAAAAATGGTGCATCTGGCGCGCTTGCTTTTCGGTCAATCCGTCCACTATGCGGCCCTCCTCCAATTGATTGCGGTTTTAGGATCGAACGCCGGCCGCGCCGCGGCTGCCGCTTCGCGCTCCGCACGTCTCTTGTCGCGCTTGCGCTCGGCGTTCTTCTGCCGCTGCTCCTCGAGGCGCACCGGGCTTTTCTTGACCCGCTCACGCTCGCCAGCGCGGCGTACGGCCCTCGTGACCGCCTTCGGCTCGGGCACGTTCGGCAGGTGCAGCTGCGCGTCATACAGGGGCGTTGCGCGCCCGCCCGTCGTCGTGCCGGTGCGCGGTATCCATCCGGCCACGCGGGCTTGGCCTGCGCCCATCATGACCCGCAGCGCGCGCTGTACGCAATTGGGCGTCAGGCGCAGCTGTTCGGCGGCCTGGCGCGCGGACAGCATGCCTCCGGGCTCCAGCGCGGCCAGCAGCCGGCGTGCGCCATCGATCGACGGCGAGACGCCCAGCGGCGGAATGCGCCCCTTGCGCCCCTCGTCCGGCACGTCCGGCAGCTCGACGCGCGTGTCGTACAGCTTCGGGCGCCGGCCGCTGCGGCACGTACCCAAGCCACCGATGCGGATCTGCCCCTCGGCGCGCAGGTAGGCGATGGCCACGCTGACGACCGATAGGAACAGGTCGAGACCGTCCGCGATCTGCGCTTGCGATACGGGTTCCGGGCTGCTGGCGATGAACAGCCGCACGGCCCGCAGCTTGTCGGGTGCGACGCCGGCCTGCGTCATGGCCGCACCTCGCGCAGGCCCAGTCCGAGCCCGAAGCACGCCACGCAAGCGCCCAGCGTGGCGGTGCAGGCGTAGAACGTGGCGTCATCCACCGTGGCGCCGAACGCGATCAGCGTCGCGAACACCGCCATCGTGAAGAACACCAGCGACATGACCAGCAGCGCGCGCATCATGCCGGCACCAGGAACGTGCGGCCGACCAGGTCGGCGGGGTCGTAGTCGGCGGGCAGCCGCAGCCGGGTCGCCAGGTCCATGCGCTGCACGGTGCGGTAGGCGATCAGCCCGTCATTTTCGCGCACATGGTAGGCGTCGGCGCCATTGTATTCCTGCACCTCGACCAGCACACCGCCCGAGCCGATGGCGTTCTCGCCGTTGATACAGGTCACGTCGAACGGGCCGAGCTGGTTCAGCTTGCCATGGTTCGTCACCTCGGCCAGTGGCGTGAATGCTGCGGGCGGCAGGTTCTGCTGTTCGGGCTTAGGGTTCTTGGGCATAATGGGCTCCAGTTATGATTTTACGGGTGGAAACGCTAGGATACGCCCGGAAGCGCCGGGCACGCGAGGGAAAAGTTACTGCTGCGCCGTTGCGTAGAAATGGGTAATTGCCTCGTGCATGCCGGTTGCCATCAGCGCGTGAAATTGCGCCGTCATATTGGCGTGCCCTGCGGCGATCAGGTCGGCAATCACGCGTGCGGTCGTTTCGTGCTTCGACGCCAGAAAATCGAGCGTTGCCTCAGTCACGGTGCGGCCGATGATTTTTGCTTGTTCTGCGTTCATATCGTTTCTCCGGTTGCGTTGTTGATGTATGTAAGAATAGTTTAATAAATAAACTCTGTCAACAGGATTCTGATGCTAAAAGACGACACGCTGGCCGACGACCTGATCGCGCGGCAAATCACACTGTTCCGGTACACGGCCGGCGAGCGCGCCGTCATCCTGGGCCTGCTGCGCACCATGGAAGAGGAGCTTGTCGAACGCCTGTTCAACGACGGGCGGCCGCTGACCGACATCAGCCGCGAGGACAAGGCGCGGCTGCTGCGCCAGGTGCAGAAGGTCATCGACGACTACTACACGCAGGCCAGTAGCCGCGCCGACGACCAGCTCGGGGAGCTCGCGCGTATCGAGGCCAGCACCACGGCCGCCAGCCTGGCCGATGCGTTCCGGGGCGCCATCACGCCAAGCTTGCCAACCGAGACGGTGCTGCGCACGCTGGCCGGCAAGACGCTGATTCAGGGCGCACCCTCGGCGGACTGGTGGAAGCGCCAGGCGGGCGACACGATGTTTCGCTTTAAGAACCAGGTAGCGCAGGGCATCGCGCAGGCCGAGACGAACGACCAGATCATCCGGCGCATTCGCGGGCGCGCCGCCGGCTACACGGTCGTCGACGGCGAACGGGTCTACAACTACGTCGGCGGCGTCATGGACGTGACGCGGGCGAACGCTGCGGCCCTGGTCCAGACGAGCGTGCAGGCCGTGGCCGGGGCCGCTCGACGCGAAACGCTGCTGGCAAATTCCGATGTCGTGAAAGGCATCCGGCAAATATCGACGCTCGACGGCCACACCACGCCACAGTGCATCGCGCGGGCGAACGCCGCATGGGAGATCCCGGGCTA